AGGGCTGTTGACATTTTAGTGTCGTAAATGAGCTGGTCCACATACATTTCGTTATCGTAGAATTTGACACGAACGAGTGCTGTCTGATTGTTGAAGCCAAAGTCCAAACCATAAAATATATCCCCTCCTTCTGGGAAAGTTCTTCTGCGTTTCCAATGAGTATAAATAGTCGCTTCTGAGATGGCTCTTTCTCCTAAACCATAAACTCTCCAGTATTCATGGTCGGCATCTTTAAGCCTTTCAATCTCCTCAACGATAGATTTTTCTAAAAATGGGTTATCTCGGTAGGTAGTGATGGTAAAGTCAGCATCTTCACGAGGAATCACCTTGTCATATATCCAAGAGTAGTAATCTGATGGGTTGTAGTCAATTACAATCTTCTCGGTGGTACGAAGGGCTAACTGCATCCAAGATTCGTAGTTCACTTCATTCGCCTCGTTTATGAAAAGATAATTACGCTTACGACCTCTAATTTTTTGGGGTTGATCTGTAGATACGAACTCTACGGTGTTGCCTCCTAGAAAATATAAACTTTCTGATTTGTTGTGTTTGTCTTCTGAGTACAAGCCATATTTTGAAAGTATCTCTATGAAGTCTCTCATTACAGAACCCTTGATAGACGGCAGCGAGGAACGACATATAGTCAAAGTCTTTCCCTTTTCTTGTAACAGTTTTACGATAAACCATGTCAAGATATTGTATGTCTTGCCACTTCTTGTTCCTCCTTGCATAACTGAGATTTTTTTTGGACTCTCTTGCAAGATTTGGAATACTTTGTTGGTAGTTACGTTCATTCATGTTGTTTTTAAGGCTTTTTAAGCCATTATTTTATTTTTTTGGTATTATGGTACTATTTTATACTAAAAGTGTCTTAAATCGTCTCTAAATGCCCTTTAAATTGATTTTAGCTTACTCTTCATACTCATCTTGGTCATTTAGGTCTAAATATTCCCCTTTATCATGGTCATACAAAGGAATTTCATCGATTTCTCCTGCTTTAGTAGCTGGAATAACCATTCCTGGTTCTACTTGCGTATCAAAATTGATAATCTCCCCTTCAGGTAACTCTTTGTGCTCATCACCATCTAACTGCTTTTGGATGTTAGGCAACTCCTCTGGTCGAACGACATTCACCGTAATCTGTTTGACCACATCACCTTCGTGAGCAACCTCTTGTTTTTCGATATAGCCTCTACGCTTCCCTTTGGTTTTTAGTAGGAACATCGTAGCTAAGGTATCACCCCTAGCAATCCTCTCCATTAGTTTCTGCTCTCCGAAGTCTAACATGATTTCTTCAGGCTCTATTTCAGCTAAACGCTTTCTAAACTCAGGATCTTTCTCACACCAAGACTTGTACATCCCTCTAGATACCCCTGCTGCTTCACAGCTAATAGTGATATTGCCAAAGTTCTCCTTATAGGCTATGATAAAAGCCTCTTTACTTATCTCTTTAAATTCTGCGTTCATTGTTGTGTTGTTTAAGTTACTTCTTAGGTTTTGGTTTACATCTATTCACTTCTTGACATTTAGGGTTTTTACGATTATGCTTTTGAGCCCACTTTAATCTTTCTTGTTGTTTAGGCTCATCCTTGTGATACTTCTTATCCTGTAATGTAGACATCGGCTTTAAAGGTAATGGTACGCTATGATGACTCATTGCTCCAGTATCAGTTCCTTTCTTATACCTTTTATCCCATTCTCTTTGTTTATACATATTATATTTTATTTTAATGTGTCTATTACAAAATAAAAAAATCAAATTACAAAAAAGTTAAAGTCATTGTTTGGTATCAGAATTTTAGGGGGCACAAGCCACTCCCCTATTCTTTTACACGAATAAAAAGGGTAGGGGGTCTATCCTAATAACCAATAATAAATATTATGTTAAATGGATCATTCCATCCCCTGTTTACTATGTGTATTTTATACACAAAAGCCCTCCCCTACTCTATCGGCAAAGCTAGTATAATTTAATGAACTGTTTCTCACTCAAATTCGCCAACTAACAACTAATAAGACTAATTAATTAAATAATACTTACCCTATTATATCTTTATTGTATATAGTTACTATATAATTATATAGTTACTATATAATAGTATTATAATATAATATATTATAACTATATAGTTATATATCAATTCAATGTTATAACATTAGATATTTTTATAAATATTTGTAATATTTTGTACTTTGTATTAATATAGTACTTATCTTTATGTCATAATCAAATCAAATTAATATGCAAAATTTATCCAATTTTATCCAACTATTCGGGGCTATTACGTTTATAGCTTACGTTTATAATCTAGTAAAATTATTTGTTCACCTTATTAAAACAAAGTAAAATGAACACACACATTTCAATCGCTGAATTTATTTTAATCGTGGCAATATGTTTGCCTGTTTATGCTTTTGGTAAAGCTATTATTCAATCAATAAAAGAAAAGTAAAATGACTATTCAAACTACACTACAAAACAAAGAAACTGCACAAACTTACAAACCTGTAAAAAATTTACTATCTAAAGGAATATCTAACACAAAAACAGCCAAAAACAATTTAGAGACATATATTTTATATATGGCTCCCGCTGATATTGTGAAAGGTTTTAACCTTTGCCCGTTTGCCTCAATAGGCTGTAAACGTAGTTGTTTATATTCGGCGGGACGTGGTAAATTTTCAAACGTTCAATTGAGTCGTATAAATAAGTCTAAATTTTGGGGTTTTGACCGTCCTAATTTTTATATTCAATTGGGTAACGAACTTTTAAGCATACACGATAAAGCAATAAAGCAAAACAAAAAAATTGCTATTCGTTTAAATGGTACGTCTGATATTGACCATTTATACCTATTGGAACGATACACGGGAATAAATTTTTTAGATAATACATTTAGTAACTTTTATTTTTACGATTACACGAAAAACCCGAACCATATCAGCCGATATAAAAGTACAGCTTACAAAATTACCTTTAGTCGTTCGGAAAGTAATGAGGCGGAGGCTTTACATATTTTAAAAAATGGCGGGAACGTGGCTATAGTTTTTTCTGATACTTTGCCCGAACATTGGAACGGTTATAAAGTTATAAATGGTGACGAAACCGACCTAAGATATTTTGACCCTGTTAATATTGTGGTTGGTTTAACCGCTAAAGGTGACGCTAAAAAAGATAAATCGGGTTTTGTAGTTAGTTAATATAAACGGGGAACCTTTCGGGGTTCCCTATTTTCGTTTGACCTGTCGGAGGTTATTAGGGTTCGAACCCCTCAAACGAACGAACCAAAAAACACAAAAATGAATTTAAAAATGGTTTATACTTTCAACGTATTAACATATACGGACGATTTCAGCTTTATTGTAAAGTCTAAAAAAGAAATTAAAATTATTCGAACCAATTTCGAAACCGCTTTCAATTATGTAAAATTAAAATATCCAATGTCTAACGGGTATTTTATAGAACTGCAAAATAGTTGCAGTTTGTATACATACCAAAAGCATAAAAAAAGTTGGTTTGAATATTTGGCAAAATAAAGCCAATTTAGACAGTTTAAATTTTTTCTGATATGAACATACCACCGTAAAAAATGGATCAAAATTTGGGGCTATAAATAGCCATAAACAGCTAGTTATACTGTTTTTGCCAATGTATGCAATTTACAGTCTAATGTGTACATTTTACACATACGATTGTTAGTTGATTATGCAACCATTTGGTCGATCCAAAAACTCCCCAAAAACTCCCCAAAAACTCCCCAAAAACCCCACAAAAACTTTTCAAACATGAGCAAAAACTCCGCAAAAACTTTCACAGGTCATATTAATGGCTTTAACTTAGGTGGATTACAAATGATTCCAGATCATATTATGGGCAAAAAATTCACCGAATTAGATGCAGAAGAATGGATTTCTTTTATATGTCTATTGCATACTAAGTGTTTAAAGCTAGAAGATGAAAACAAAAAACTTAAAAGCATTAACAAAAAATTAACTAAAAAAAGCTAAAATATTCCAAAAACTTTCTAATTTTACCAAAAACTTTAAAACTTAAACAAAAAACTATGAAAAAATTAATTAACACAGATTATGTAATTTATGATTTTGCAAATAATAACCCATTGCAAGATTGCTATGGAAGAGTATTATTATTTGGAAATAAAGAAGAAGCTATTTCTGATTTATATGGCAATGAAATAGTAATTCCGTGTACCGAATTACCAGAAAACTGGCAAAATGAAATATTAAATCAAATCAACAATTAAACTATGAAAAAATTTGAATTTATCTGCAAGACAGATTTAATCACAGGTCAAACCTGTTGGCTTACTAGAGAAGATGGTTTATATGTGCCTAGTAGCTTGAGGCTTAACAAAGATGAAGCCTATGATATTTTTATCAAACTATCTAACCAAGAGCCGTTGGAGATGTTCGAAATCCTAGAGACAAAAACTTCCCCCAACGAATAAAACAAAAAACCCCTAAAAACCCATGAACAAGATTACTCAAGACTTAAAAAGAAAAGGAGTCAAAGAAGAACTAACCTATGTAAATTCCAATGGTAAAATATCAAAGCGTTTTACCTATAAAGGAATGATTATTAAATGGGATAATTTCATCCTAAATGGCAAGTTCTACTATTGGAGAGCCTCTTTCTATGCAAGTCTTGAGGCTTGTATCAGTGGGATTGACAGACACATTAACCATTTTAAAAAGTAAACTATGATTGAGGTAAAGGATTATAGATCCATGATAAGACATGGAGACATCAAAAAACTCATGCAACTAACAGGCTTGAGTAGGTATTTAATTGAGACTAGAATAGAAAAAGGTGATTGGGAAATGCACGAAATCCTAAAAACCTATTTTGAGAAGAGATTAGAAACACTTAAAAACCAATTAAATGAATACACAGAAAGTTAAGAGAGTACCTAGAGGAACATTATTAGCACATAAGAGAGTAGATTTAGATGAACAAATCTATTATCAAGTTATTGAGGTTGTAGCTAATGAATTTAATTTACCAGTATCTAAAATGATTTCTAAAAGAAAGTTATTTGATATGGTAATGGCTAGAAATATGGCTTTTTATATTTTACATACAACATATAGACAAAGAGCATCGCAAATAGCACCATATTTTTTAAGAGACAGAACAACTGTATTACATGCAGTAAATAATTTTCCTAAAGACATAAAATACATACCATTTTATTATGAGAGATACGAATCGGTATTAAAAACTTTAGGCAAACAACCTACGGAAGTATACGCATTAAAATAAACCATAAACCAACACAATATGTTATCAAATTTCCACCTTATGTCAGACAATGACAAAAAACTTCTAGTTGCAAAAATCTTGCACGAGATAAACTATTCACAGGCTTCTTTTGATCTAATTACTTCGTTGATTAGAGTATGGGAACAATACCCAACAAGACAAGCTAATTACTTTAACACTCAAAACACTTACAATGGAATTGCAAAAAACTAACCCTAGCTATGAGTTAATCAATAAAGACTCAATGCTACAATTATCTAATGAGCTATCTAAACTAATTAAAGAGAAAGGATTAAGCTCAAACATTCAAGGC